TATACAGCAAATGCGTCATTATTTATTCAGTTTTTAACCGGAATAATAGATCTATATGTATTGCTTGCGTACATTCCTAGAAAATATATTGTTTTAAAGCAGTTACTAATTCTTGAATTTATTGTACAGATTATTGAAGGAAGCTTCTATATTTGGTTAGCATTATCATTTCACAAAATTCAAAATATAACCCCATACAGATACTATGACTGGTATATAACAACACCTACAATGTTGATGTCTTTCTCTGTCTACTTGATATATTTAAAGAATAAAGAAGCGCTCAAAGATAAAAATACAAACGAGTTAGATAGTAGTGATGATGAAACTCTTGATAAGGAAGACTTTTTTACAATTATCAACAAAAATGCAAAAACTATTACACACATATTAATCTTGAACGCAATAATGTTAACTTTTGGATTATTAAACGAACATCATATTTTGAATAAATATGTTGCAGTTTCATTAGGCTTTATTCCATTTGTCATATTATTTTATTTAATATATGAAAATTATGCAAAATATTCTAGAAAAGGAATTAATTTATTCAAGTATTTTTCTTTTGTGTGGGCTCTTTATGGTGTTGCAGCATTAATGTCTTATCATTGGAAAAATATTTTTTATAATATTTTAGACTTGTTTGCTAAAAACTTTTTTGGTTTATATCTTGCATATGTGTTGTATTTTTCATTAGATTGAAATAATGTATTAGTATAATTATTTAAAAATTTTCGTTCATAATAATAATAAATGCATAGAAAAAGTATGTATAAAACAATAAATGAAGAAGAAGATTTGATTTTTCAATGGGTTGACGAAATAGAAAAAGGTCCAATCAAAAAAAGCGTTTCATTCTCTGAAAAAGTAAATTTGTGTCTTATTGAAACCAGAAAAGAATTAAATTACGCAGCTTTTCACATGTATATGAATAGTTACAATTATAGTTTAATAAAGAAAGAGTTCCAGAATGAGGTTGAAACTTTTTTCAGATGCTATCCTGAATACAAAATGAAATCGAGAGATGAAATGACAAAAAATATTTGTGAATTTATAGAGCAGCTTAAAGAGACAAAAATTACTTCATAGTAAATGTAATAGTACCTTTAATTTTTTTTTCTGAATTTTTGCTATAGATACACAGAAAAGGGTCGGTGTACTCCATAAAAGAATATTTACCAGATGCGCAAGGATCCGATCGAAATTTACCAATATTATAGTGTTTCTCTAGTCCTTTCTCTCTCCATATTTTTGCTTCTTCTGTAGAAACATCAAACATAGAATCTATGTGCCATTCTCCTACGCTACTATGTAAAACACCTTTTGTTCTTGGTTTTATTATTTGATTTTTTGAAATATTTGAACCTGTTACCCAAGCACTTATGTTGATAGGCAAGTCAGTATTATTATGAAAGTATATATATTTTGTTGGTTCAAAAATTGACATTTTAAGTTTTATCATATTTTTCAAAATAAAAAAGGTTTCAATTTTTTTACATAGCGCATTTATTGCGTTAAATTAATATTCAAATTCGTATTCCACATATCTTTTTATCTCACATTTAAGCAAGTTGAACAAGATTCCCTTCAACTTGCTCAACGTTGCGTCTTCACGATAAGATAGCGAGTTGGCTTTTCCAACGAGTTTATTGAATGTTTGTGCCCACTTATCATTATATTTTATTTTTTCATGATATTTTATGCTCCAGTTTGTTATCTCTCTCTGCACCTGTCTATCAATATAATATATCATAGAAATGATTCTGTCTTTTTCCATTTCGGACCAAGAGTTGGTTTCCTGGTTGTACAAGTAAAAGGTATTTTGTTTTTCTTTAAACGCATAAATGGGGAGATTATTCTCTTTTTTAAAAAACTCTTCGAAAATAGATGTCAATGTTTTCATCATGTTATTTTCATTCAGGCAGTTTACATAATTTTCTGATAAAATAATGGATTCCAAAAATTGTACAAATGTCAGATCCGGCTTGATGTTTGTATTGAGCCATTCTATAATGTTTACTTTTTTCTTAGATTTCTCTACCCATTTTTGCAACGAATCAACCTTTTCCTCTAGTTTGTTATTTTTAACTGCCAACATCCCAACTAACTTTACGAGATCCTTATAGCTCGGAAGATCTGCACTTTCCTGCTCTTCTATTGCATTTTCTCTTTTAGAATTCTTCAGAAACTCACATAAAATGGCATGATTTTGATAAGAAGATTTTTGTGTATACTTTTTATCACAACCTTTGCATTCATAATTCATTTTTAAATTTGATCTTTAAATTAAAACTTTAAAACATTTCAATTTTAAATCATTTTAAAATCACGATATATATATAATGTCTGCTATTTGGAACTTTAATTATTCTTCACAAATAAGTAGGGCAGCAAAATGTTGTCCGAATTTTTTTCCGATAAACAGAACGGCGTTAGTACAAATACATAATGCAAATAATTGTGGAGTCGACTACGAGTACTATCGTTGTCGAAGTTGCGATACAAATTTAAACTCAAATACGCCTGCAGCGCAGTATCAAAAACAAAAGTTGATCCAGAACACTGTGCGCATTGACTCATCTCAGTATACCATGAATTTAGGGTCATTGGCTGGGTATCAAAATCCAAATAAAACGAGAGGAAATGTTCCTTGGAATCAAATGAGCGATCGCGCCGAGCCATCTGTACAAAAAGCTAACGCTAATGGTGGAAATACAATTGGTAGCAGCAGTACAAGACATTCAGTTGTAAGACTTAGACCTGGATCGATGTCTCCCGGAGGAGTTGGATGTGATATAAAGCACAATTCTTACGAGAGATATTTGAATAGATTGAAAGGTAAAGCACCTTTGCGGAGAGGTGTTGTTCCGCCTACTTTTGGGTTGGAGGAAATTCCTTTCAATCGCGCGTCGCCAATTTACGGCGGTAAAGTTATGAAAACTTCGATTGTCACTGGATGCAATTGTCCAATTGTAGCGAATCAAAGCAACTACTTGAAGTTGTATCAAAACAATACCGATCAAAACTATGATTTCAATACTAGTTACCAGTTTGGTATAGGCCAAACTATTTATGTACCAATCAATGGTAAGCAAGAATCTGCAACTATAGTAGCCAATTTGGGGGGTGGAAATTTTACAATTAAATTTGCGAATGGTTCAACTACTTCAGCAAATCAAAATAATTTTGCTTTCAAAAATAAAAATACGTGCGCATGTTGTAACGCTGGTACCAATTTGAATGTTAGTTCACTTGATGGCACACAACCAGGGATCGATAACTATGTTGATAGATATACTATAGATGCTGGAGCTATTGTTGGATGTCAAAAATTAAATGGCTCGATTTCAAATATTAGGAACACGATGAATTTTTTTCCCGCTACTGCTAATATAAATGGAATAAATGGATCTTTGGATGCATTGGCGCTTGTTGCGGATAATGGAATCCGTTATACAAATGGAGTTGCGACAAACACGATTCTTTAACTTTAGTGGCGCCATTTTCAAAATAAAATATTCTGTATTATTATAAAATGCCTCGTTTGAACATGTTTATTCAAAATCCTGCTAATAATTTTTATGGTGGGAGACAAGCAAACGTAATTGTTAACCCTTCTATTAACGTTGTAGCAAATGCGAAACAAGGCCCCAGACTGGCGATTGGTGGAGCAATGATTAGTCGCATTCAATTTTCCAAATCTGGATGCGGGTCATGTGGTAAATAATTCTACCTTTTAAAAAGGTAGATTCGAATATATTACATAACTTTTAATATTTATGCAATATATAAACTATGATGACTTATCAAAATTCATCTTATCCCTCAGGTCTAACAAATCGTTCAAATTTTTATAAAACAATGTTCGACACTACCCTGTTGCCGTATAATAAACAATATAATAATTGTAGTAATACTTTGTGTTATACTTATAGTAAAAATTATATTTATAAACCTCATAGTGCGTATGGAATGGTTGGAACTAGTGCTGCAGGATATCTTGGACAACGAAAGAGACTCTAGTTCCACCTTTACAAAAGGTGAGGTCAAAGTTTCTTTCAAAAAGTAAAGAAAAAGTTTCTTTTAGTAGCGTCTATTTGCTTTTGATTTTATTTTTGCATTTATTTTTCTACGTTTTGTTTTATTTTTTGGCAAGTCCACATATTCATCGTTTTGAATTTTACTCTGCTTTATTTTTTTTGCAGGAAAGTCATTTTCATCTAAAATCTCATCATTGATATCTTCGTTTTCGGACGATTCTGAAAAAATATTTCCCATAATATAAATTATTATTTTTTTTTATTTTTTTATACGCCATAAAAAAAATAGCCGAAGCATATTTTCTTTTTTATATAAACTACAAAACAAATTTTTCTATTACTATACTGACGTCTCTTGATTGTTCAAGCGCGCGAGACTGCTTCTGATGACTTCATTTTCATCAAAAGGAAAATGCGCTTGGAATCCAATAATTTGCGTACGAAGCTCATAGTTCTCAAACTCAAGTTGCTGATTTTGTTCCTCGAGCTTTTGAACATAATCTAGAGAAACCAACTGCATGGTAGAATTATCTCTCTTATTTCCACAATCTGTAATATTGATTGTGGGCTTGCGATCTCCGGAATTATGTCTCTTACTTTTATTCTCAAGAACAATCCAGTACCAAGGATCATCATAGACGATTCGAGCCTCACGCTCCGAATTGAGCACGCGCTCCTGAAAACTAATGTTGGTCTTGCTATCAAACCACTTGCTGAAATGGACATACGCGCTGTTATACGCTTGACCTCCGTCGCTCTCCTTATAAACAAGGTCAACCCGAGAAACAACCCCAAATCCAAGATCCTCAAACACGCGCGTGATGCGCTCCGTCGTGATGTTCAAAAACACGCGAGGGATGTAGAGGCTCAAATTCTGGTTAATAAAAGTAGACATCTTTCTAGACTATTAATGCAACTATTTACCTCTACTTATATATTATAAATTCATTTCAATTTTTTTTTGGGTGGGTTAAAAATGTGGGATACTAAAATTCTACCTTTAAAAAAGGTAGAGCCAAATTCTACCTTTAAATTTATATAAGGTCGTGTTTATTATTTGTGTAACGGATTATAATAACTTTTACTTAAAGAAAAACAAGACGAAAGCGCCCCTTTTTCTATAAGTTTTTGTTTATATTTTACAGGATTTGTGTATCTCTCATCTATATTTGTTAAAAAGTTGTTATCTAAACGTTTTTTATAATCTTCTAGAAAAGGATTATTTTTATCTAGTTTGAGATTTTTAATATATTGTTTAAGACAATCATCACTACAATATATATTCTTACATTCATTAAACATTAGTTTTTTTTGTTCGGTATTATATTTTTTAAACTCGTGATTTACATTTTTCACGTAATCATTTTTACAAAAAGAATAACATTTTATAGTTTTGTTTTTATTTTTATTTTTCATGTTTTTATTTTTGATTGTTTTTTTCTTATTTTTCGACATTATATATTAATATTATATATTAATATTATATATATTTTCTAATTTGGTAGTTTGAAAATAAAAAAAGTCAGGAAAAAAAATTGAAATCAATAATCAAAAGAAATTAAATGCAACATTGTTAACTATCTGCAAAGATGAACGCGCAAGTCATGAGTTTTTACATTCCTCGCATGCGCACCTTTTGGACTCAAGATCAAGTTGCTGCAGTCTTGCACCATCCCGTTGGTTTAGTGGATCGTCTAGACTATGGAGATTATGCTCCGGCAAATCAAACTGACACCTGTTATGCATTTGTACATTTAAGTGAGATTCCTGAAGGAAATCGTCAGTGGATTGATCAAGAAATTAACTTGAAAGGTCATTGTAAAATTCAAGTATCTTACGATGAGTTTTGGATGTTAATTCCAAATAGAAATCCTATTCCGACTACTCACATGAACATTCACCAATTAGCTGATGTAGTTAGCAAGCAGGCAGAAAAAATTGCCGCTCTTGAGGAACTGGTTTATAATTTGTACTCTCGTCTAGAGACAAAAAATGTAAATTCCTATGAGAGGTTGCCACCCTTGAACTTTCACAACATTTCGCCAGCACAAACTAGGGAGCCTTCGTTCTCGGAGGAGGAAGATTATTCGGATATGCCTGCACTGATTTCAATTTCTGATTTTGAAGATGTCCCTGCGCTAGATTTCAATTCCGAGTCCGAGGATAATTAAATATATAAAAAAAATGTCTCTATAAAATTGTAGTTATTTGTAAATTTTTTTTGTCTGTTTAAAATTTTTCATAAAACTCCTTTACCTTTTTGTGAATGCGTATTTTTGATGCAGCAAAGGAAGTTAAATATAAGCCATTTAAACTTTTGATTCTAGAAAGCGCAACATATGTTTGTCCGCATTCGAATATTCCGCTTCCAACATCTATTTCTGCAATGTCGAGTGTCGACCCCTGAGCCTTATGAATAGTCAGAGCCCAAGCTAGAATAAGAGGCACTTGAGACACTCCTATTCCGGGTATTGTTTCGCTTGGCCAAATATGTCGCACCATAGTTCGTTCAATCCCGCACTGAAATTTTACGATTGGACAATTATTTTCAGCAAAGCCTATAACAATTCCTTGGCTTCCATTACAAAGCATCTCTCCGGATGGAAGTTCTAAATCTATATTTACAATGCACATTACTTGTGCCCCAATTTTAACTCGTATTTCTGCATCACACAAAAGATTACTCTGCAGATACGAAAGTTCAAATTCAATATCCTTTTCATTGTATCTTGAACGACGTTCTTTTTCACTTCTTGTCATTGGTAAGTCAAATACATTTTTGACTTTATAAACTTTTTCGTCTCCCTTTAAGACGTTCATTTCATTGTTATTTATGGTTTCTACCTTATTTTTAGTCGGAAATAATTTTGTTGGTCTTACTATGGACTCTTCCGGATTTTGCCGACCGACATATTCAAGTAATTTATCGTTACTGCTTCTTTTCAAACGGCCTTCTCGAATTTGATTCAAAATACTCGCATAAACTGGATCTGATTGACGAAAGATTTTAATAAGTTGAATTTGATTTTTTTTTGCAAAAACTTCGTTCCATAGCTCACTCTCAAAACAAAATTGCATTGTTTCTGGTTCGTCTTTATTACCCACGGGCGGAAGCTGGTAAAAGTCTCCTGAAAAGATGACCTGTATTCCACCAAAAGGTTTGTATTCATATTTTCTAACTTTTCTTCCGATTCTATCTAACATTTCAAATAGTTTTAGAGAAAGCATGCTCACTTCGTCTATAATAAGTATGTCTGTTTCTCTCCAATTTTTCTTTTTAAATTCTTTATCTGTGACTTTTTTTATATTTGCTTCAATCGTTCCAGACCCAAGACCGATTCCTCCCCACGAGTGAATAGTTTTAGCCTTACACTGCAAGAGAACGGCAGCGCATCCTGTGAGTGCGCATACACTTATATTTTTTCCCTTTTCTTTCGCATCTTTGTAAATTTTTCGGATGAGTTCTGACTTCCCTGTCCCACCTGGTCCTGTAATAAATACATTTTCACCTTCAACGTATTTATTAAATGCATTTGTTTGTTCATTTGATAATTCCATTAACACTCTTATTCTTCTCCTTGTTTTTTTAAGATGATTTCATATAATCAATTTTTATTCCACTTTTAATAAAAGTGGAGCAAAATACCAATTTCCACTTTTGATAAAAGTTGAGCAAAATACCAATTTCCACTTTTGATAAATGTGGAGAAAAATACCAATTTCCACTTTTGATAAATGTGGAGAAAAATACCAATTTCCACTTTTGATAAATGTGGAGAAAAATACCAATTTCCACTTTTGATAAAAGTGGAGCAAAACCCTTTTTCCAAAAGTGGAATTTATTCTACTATTCCAGTGGCTTGAAAGTCTAACCAAGAGTCAGGAGACTTTTTTGTCTCTCCAAAATATTCTACAGCGTATTTATTCTTCAACATAAATTCACTCAAGTTAATATCGTAGAAAAAAACGTCTGCAAGTATTCTTCCGTATTTTTCAGTTGCCACATTTTTAAGAGTTACATTTTTATGAAGAATCAAGTCTTCGAGCGCTTTTTGTGATATTCTGGCGGCTCTTTTTTCATCTTCATTTTTACCTTTCATTTCTGGAGCATCTATGCCACGTAATCTCACCGGAAATCTGTATAGCGGCGAGTTAGGAATTGGAAGATACGACGCAATCGTTATAGTATCTCCATCATACACCTTTATTACCTGACCAATTTTTACAGGCGGGACAAATGCTTTTGTATCTTTCCACTTGACTTCTATAGTTTTGTTGCGCTTGCAAAAGCAGTTGTATGATTTGTTACAAGTAATCTTTATAAATGAATACACTGAGGTGCACACTCTGTTCATTATTTATATTTGACTAATTTTCTATATTATTTTTTATATTAATTTGAGTATGGCTAATATTGAAGTTATGGTTATACACGAAATCATTGTACCAAGACGAAACATAAGTTTTTTTACAGGATATTTATCATAAATCTTTTTATTTTCTTGAGACGAGATATTATATTTGACAATTATTTTGTGATAATTCATTTTTTTTATATTACGTTTCGAATTATGCTTCGGAGTATCCAAGTCTACAAAAAATCCCCAGTCGTTTTCATCATCAATCATTTATTTTTCTTGACTAATATAGCGAAACAAAATTTAAATCAATTTTGTATGTATTATTTTTCTGATAAAAAATTTTCATCGTTTTGCTCCCATCGCTATCAGAAGTTTTTTTGCTTTTGTCGCAACCCTCTTATATTTTCTTCCCTTAGAGCTATACTGACGAGCTCTTATATATGCCGCATATACTCCCTTTGTACTTACTTTACAAGTATTCTTTTTACAAATCGGAAAAGACTTTTCCTTACCTAAAAAACATTTCCTACCACAATTTTTACGCATCGTCGTTCTTTGATGAAATCCCGGTTTCTCTCTTTTCCATCCGCGAACAGGAGAATTTTCTGCCATTGTATAAAATATTCAAATATAATATTTTTCTAGTATATGATTTCTCAAAGTCCCAGTTTAGCACTAGATATCAATGAGTTGGATGAAAATGAAAATCCTCAAAGTTCTTCCGGGATTGAAATAACCGAATCCACTGGTAAAAATTTTCAAGTATTTATGAATAAAAAAATTGATGATAATCATTATGCTTATGCTGAAAGTGGAAGCGATTTAAGTGATAGTTATTCCGGAGAAAATGATTCTGATGAAGATGCAGATGTAAAAAATAAAAAAATGATAAAATCTTATAAAAAAATTAGTTATAAGAAAGTAGAAGAACAAATCAATCGTTATTATTTTGATATAAATCATAAATACTCCTCTTCTCTTGACATCGTAGCTAGTTATTTAAAAGGTCAAAAAATTATTTATATGGAATCCAAACACTATTGCGAAATTAATTTAAATCGCTTGATGACACCCGCGATTCTTCTCTCCACTGCCGCAACAGTTTTGGCGGCTATTGTTCAAAACTATCTTTGGGGTTCCATTTTAATCTCTTCTGTGAATGCTATTATTGCTTTTTTGTTGGCGATGGTAAATTATTTTAAATTGGACGCGGCGGCAGAAGCTCATAAAAGTACTGCTTATCAATACGATAAGTTGCAGAGTTCTGTTGAATTTACATCTGGATCTATACTTTTATTCAGAAATTGCAAGATTGAGCATGACAAAGATTTTATTGGTCTCGACGAGCCGGGTATAAAAAAACTAGAAGCTGTTAAAGTTAGCGAATATAATAAAAACTTGGAAAATGAAATGTTAGATAGACTCTCCGGAATAGATAAAAAAATTTCAGAGA